TGGTCGGTGATGACCTTCACCCGGTCCACAGGGCCGTGAATCGACTTGTCGATGTGGGTCGTGAGGTTAATCTCCGGGGTCGGGCGCGAGAGCCGGCGCAGCAGCTTGTCGGCAAAACCCCTCACCCATTCCTCGCCCGAGAGCGATTCTCTCAGCGTCTTAAACTTGAACGAGAGCTTTTCCTTCGGCCCGAACTTCTCGAGCGAGGCGTCGTCGGTGAACGAGGAGGAGTACAGGTATTTACCCGCACCTTCGCTGTAGTCCCACTGCACCTCGATCTGATTGACTATGCGGGTCGCATCCACCACCCACTTCGGCGAGCCCTTGATCGTGGAATTCGTGATCTCTGTCCCTGCGGGGCGCACCTTGAGGCGGTCGATCTGCTTGAGGGTGAGCTTCGATTCGTCTGAGGTAGTGAACCGCAGAGCGAACGGGGTGAGGATCTCATCCTCTAACCACTTGAGCCCGTTGAGCTGGTAGAGGAACGCCTTGATCTGGACCTGCGGAAGCTCCGCGTCTTTGAGCTCGAGCATTCCGGCGACATCGATCAGTGTAGGCGTTAGCCCACACCCGTCTCCCAGGACATCATACTGCCCCCCTCCCCCGCCTGAGATCAGGAGCTTCAGCGCCACGTCGATCGGGTTTCCTTCAACGTATTCTAACCCGTAGACCTGCGCCCCAGCGTCGTGGGATGCGGGCACAGTATTAAATTCACCCCGGATGCAATTCAGAAAGCGCTGCTCGAAAGTGTCGCGCCCTGTGTACGAGATGATTTCGTTCTCGATCTTGATGTAACCCGCGTCGGGGAAGTTCGCGATCTCAGGCCCGACATCGATCGATGAGGTAGCCGAGAGAATATTCACGTCGAGAAGTGTTGCGTTTTGAAACAGTCCACGGTTGATCCGCTCGGTCTGCTCCTGCGTCGAAAAGCTATACTGCCCGTCCGCATAATCGATCTTTTTGATCCGCGTCGTGGGGAGCTTGAAATAGTTCTGAAAAGGCATCGAAACGTCAGAGCGGCCCACCCAGATTTCGCAGTCGGTATCGATGAAGGATGAAGCGTCGCCTTCGATGAGTGCAGTCACCGAGCGGTTCTGATCGACGAGCTTGAAGCTGAATTGTGAGATCGTGCTCGAGACGCGGCGAATGTCGATCTGCGTCGGGTTGATCACGACCGAGTTCACGAGCCCGTTGTAATCAGGGAGCACCACGAGCCCCGAGTCGGGCTGACGAATGGAGAAATACTGCCCGAGGATGCGGATCACCACGTTCCCGATGTAGTTTCGAGAATCAAGCTCGCGCAGGTAGGTCGTGGTCACGGCCCGACCCTTCGGAATTCAAGCGTGAGCTCCCACAGGAAGCTGTTCGGTCCTACAGGCACGACCTTCGCGGGAGTGAAGGAGTTCCTCTCGATCTGATACTCTTTGAAGCTCGTCAGCGCCTTGTCATCGTACCACTTGAAGAAATAGCCCATCGAGGCGTGGCTCACATACCAGGTGCGGAGGGCCGCGATCTGAGCGTCGGTGAGGAAAGAGAGCGTGATCTTACGCCTGACCTCCCAATAATCGATTTTCACCCAGCGCGTCCCGTCGAGGGCTGTCGTCTGCTTCTCTTTCGCGTCGATGCTTTCACCCTCATCCTTCGCGGGGGGATAGGTGAACTCGATCGTCGTGGTGCCGTATACGAGTTTAGGGATTAGGGTCATGCGTTCACTCCCACGAGGCGGGCGTTTCCGAATTCGAGGCGATCCGAGATTTTCGCGATCAGGCGGTCGATGAACACGTCATCGGTGAGCATATCGCCCTGCACGACCACGCTCGGGCGTGCGCCCGAAATCTCTCCGCGGAGTGCCTGAAGCTCGGCCACGACCTCACCCATCCCGCCACCGCTGAACTGCTCGGCGAAGGTCGGGGCGAGGGGTTTAGGAATCACGATCTCACCCGGAGAGAGCATCGCAGGCACCGAGTCCACGTTCGGCCCGTAGCCTGGGACGACACCGCCCTGATTTGCAGCTACTACCTGCGCCGTTCTCTCTGCTCCAAAAGCCACAGCAGCGAGCGCACCCGAAACCGCAAGCGCAGGCCCGATCAGAGGTATCCCCGAGAGAGACTTGTAGACGTTCATCGCGGCCTCAGCGGTAGAAATCCCGATCTGCGTCACGGCTGCGGCTTTGCCGATCGCTTTGAGTGTCGCGTTTTTCGACTGCGTAAGTCCGATCAGCTCGTCAGCTGCGGTCTTAGCCCCCTGCACTTCGCGGGAGTTGAGGGTCTGGTTTAGCTTCGCGTAGGTTTCTCCGAAACGAGCCTGATCGGTCAGGAATTGATTGTTCCGCTCGATCTGGTCCTTCACCATCTCAAAGCCGACCTGACGCTTCGCCTCGCGCTCTGAAAGAGCCATCTGATAAAGCTGGTCCTGCTGCTGACGCGTGAACTCCATGTCAGCCTGAAAGCCGAGAGCCTTCGCGTCGACCTCTGCCTGATTAAAGCTCGCCTGAAGCTCGACCATGCGCTCGAGGTGTTCCTGCTTCACCCGCTCCTGCTCGGTGAGGTTCTGCTCAAGCTGTTCTCTGAGCGCATTCAGGCGCTCCTGATTTCTCCCGATCTCAGTGTTTCCGGCTTCCTCGTCGATCTGCTTGATGATCGCGCTCTCTTGGTTCTTGAGGTCGATCAGTGCCTTCGAGCCCACTTCGTTCTGGAGGAGAATCGCTTCGGTCTTGTTTCGTTCGATCTCTTGAAGGCGCTGGTTGTGCGCCTGCTGATCTGCCTCGCGCTGGGCTGCGAGCTTGCGATTCGCCTCGAGCTGTTTCGCCGCAGCTTCCGAGTCCACACCGCCAGCGATAGCGGGGGCGTTTTCGGCTTCGCTTCTCAGTGCCGCCATGCCGTTTTTGAAATAGGCGGTAATCTGGTCGAGCCCCTCGCCGAACTTCTTCGGATTGAGGGTGAAAATCCCGGTGAGCACGTCGATTGCCCCACTGCCGAGCGTCCCAAGTTCCCCGACGAAAACCCGGAAGGCGGCCCCGAGATTGTCGAAATGCTTGATGAGCAGATACCCGGCTCCGATCACCCCGGCGATGAGGGTCGGCCAGAGAAGGAACGGGCTCGTGACGAGCGCGATCACTGGCGAGAGCACCAGGAATGCGGCTTTCACCGCCATGATCCCAGCGATCAGCCCGGTCAGTGCGGTAGCCCCGAGTGCCACGTTCGCGATGAAGTCGAGGATCTCTGGGCGAGCGAGTACCTCGCGAATGAATCCGGTGAATGCAGCCGTGACCTTTTCCACGATCGGGGCAAAGCGCCTTCCGATCTCCTCGCGCAAGTTCCCGAACTGCACTCCCATCGAGGCGATCGCGGTTCCGACAGTCTGCGCGGCCTGGGCCTGACCCGCGTACCGAGCATTGATCTGCTCGATAATCGCAGCCATGCGCTCTTGCTTGGTCATCGACTCATCGACCTGAATGCCCTGCTTTGCGAGAGCGTTCGTGTTCGTGCCGATCGTTTTCGTGACCTTCTCGAAGGCTTCTCCGAGCTCAATACCCATGCCTGCCGATAGGTCAGCGATGGATTTCGTGAGCTCTGAAGTGATCTCGGTCGTCCCGAGGAATGCCTGCCCCGCAGCGAGCATCGAGGTCACAGCATCGTCGTCAGCCCCGGTGAGCAGAGAGAGCTGGTCTGCGAGTCGCGAGTAGTTTTCCTGAAGTTCGTCGGTCAGGATTCCCTGATTTTTTAGTGCAGCGTCGAGCTTCCTGGATGCGGCCTCAGACTCAGCGAATGCCTGAACGCTCCCGATCACCCCGTCTCTGAGGGAAAAGAATGCCGCCGCTCCAAGTGCTGCTGCTGCTGATAGATTTCTGGAGAACGAGTTCGCACGCTTCTGAGCGTCGTCGAAAACTTTGTTGAGCACATCGGCATTCGCGCCGATTGTAATGTTTACTGAGCCTTTGACGTCATTTGCCACGGCGTGCCCCCTTGCTTCGTGCGGCGACGATCCGCTTCATCTGCTCATCCATGAACGCGCTCTTTGCCGGGTCCATTTTCGTCGTCGTCTCCATCGACTTCGGCTCGGCCTTGAGTTGCATCCCGTGAAGCAAAGCCTCGAACCTGTTTCTCTCGTTCCTTCTCGCCGCGATACACCGAAGCGCAGTTTGTACCTCTCGAAACGTCATGCCCCGGATGGCATCGAAGCTGAAACCGTACTCACTGGCGATGAGGTCAAAGATTGCCCCCCAATCTTCGGAGGCAGGGCTTTTTTTTCGACAACATCAGCAGGCTCGGAGTCCTCATCGACAAGCGCATTCGATCCCACGATGGCAGTCGTGAGAGCAGCCGAGATCGCCTGGATGTCGGAAGCGGTATTCGTGATCGTCGCCGCGAATCGCCTCCACCCACCGACCTTCTCAGTGATGAGCTCGCCCGTTTCCTCGTCCACGCGTTCGAGCGTGACCGGAGCGAACTCCTTTTGCTCCTCGACAGGGAGCTGATGAAAGCAGATCCGCAGCAGGTTCTCGGGGTCGGAGAAAGCGTGCTGGAGGGCGTTCTGTCCGCCGAAAGTCTTTTGCACCCACGCCTGATCGGTGAGGGTGAACTTGCGAATCGTGTGCGTCTTACCGCTCGAGAGCGTGAAGGTCGCATCCTCGGGGCAGATATCGGCGAGCGAAAGGGGCTTGAGTTTCATGGCTATCAGACTAGTCCGGTGCGGGTTTTTGCCCGTTCCAAAAAACAAGGGGGCTAGAGCGTGAGCCCCAGCCCCCCGTTCAGGAGATAGACGAGTGCGATTACTTCAGCGAGATGACCTTAAACACCCCACCCTTGGCCGACGAGTACAGGGCGTCCAGGTTGATTTCGGACTCGGAGAAAGTAGCTTCCTCGAAACCGAGGTTCATGCCGCCAGCGGCCTTGAGGCGGAACACGTCGAGAGCCATGATCGAGCCGTCGCCACGCTTTTCAGCCATGACAATCGCTCCGAACTCAGGCGTCACGTCGCCGAGCCCGCCGATGATGACCTCGAGCTTTTCCGAGTGCGGGGGCAGGACTTCAAATTTCGCCATGTCGCCGGCCACGAAAGCCGGGGCGCTGGAGACCAACTTGATTCCGAAGCCTGGGATCTCGTTGTCGCCCGAGGCGACGTCGATCTCTGCGACCTTGAGGCTCTGATCCAGGTACTCACCAGCGACACCCTTCGAGAAGTCGATGTCGGTGGAGCAGTAGACGGCGAGCGTGTTGGAGTCGATAGCCTTCAGCACATACTTTCCGAACTTGGCGGACTGCGGGGCGACGATCGAGACGGCGCTGATCGCGTCTAGGATGCTTTCGCCCTTGGTGTTTGCCACGCCGATGACCTCACCGGGGGAGCTTGCGAAAGATTCGGTTGGAGCCTTGCCGAAGCAGAGCTCGAACAGGAAAGCCGGATATTCTTTCACGCGGAGCTGGAGCGTGGATTCGATTCGGCCCGACTCGCTTGCGAACGGATAGCGGGAGGATCCGCCTTCGAGCTTCACGGTTTCACCGGAGAGCGACATCGAGGAGCCGCCCAGGCACTTCACGGTGCCGTAGAACTCACCGTCCGAACCGTCTGCTGAGTTGATTTTATAAGGCGTAAACTGATGAACGCCGAAGATTGCGCGAGTCTTGAGGGCCATTGTGTCGATCTCCTTTTTAGAGGTTCATTTCAATCCGGTGCGGGGTTTTTGGGCTAGTCTGTGTCGTACTCCACATCGAAGGTGAGCCGCGCAGAGCCCAGCATTGCGTCGCCCTTCTCAGCGAGCCCGATCTCGGTACCTGATAGGATCATCGACTGCACGAGCCCCTCGAAAATGGGGCGTGTAGCGGTTTTCAGTACCGCCTCGATCTCCGCACAGAGCTCGTCGAGTTCGTTGTCTATGTGGGATTTTTGAACGGCTGCGGCCTCGACCACGAGGCGCATGGTTCGCTTCAGGCTCGCGTGCGGGGGGTTGAGGATTTCAGCCGATTCGCTCTCGGTGTAAACGGTGATCGACGGGAGCTCGTTCTGGAAGAAGGATCGGCCCCGGTTCGAGAACACCTTCTCCTCGGCGCAGGTGCGACCCTTGAGGGCCTCGACGATGCGGTCCCTAATCATCTGCCGCTTATGCACTGGAACACCTATGGAGCATCAGGCTCGCCCCGCCCTGGCCATCGGGTTGGAATTCAACCACGTCATAGATCGAGCCGCGGACCTCGACCCGATCCCCCTCACGGGGGTCTTGGGAGAACTGGGAGAGCCTCACGCCGAGCCGGGGCTGCGTGCTCTGCACCATCGCCCCACCCGCGTCGACCATCTGAAAAGAGGCGTCGAACACCGCCATGATCTCGAAGCTCGGTTCCTCGGCGGGCCAATAGACCACCCGCTCCCCGAAAGTTTCGGAGGTGTGCTTCAGGATCGTGTCGGTGAGATCACTCCAATTCATGCGGCCTCATAGGACGAAGGGGGGGGCCACCATCCATGGCAGCTCCCCCCTCCTGCTGGGACAAGAGTGTTTTAGACTCCCGGATTTTTAACCATGCCGACGTGGGAGATGGCCTTCACACCGATGATGTGCTTGCACTTGAACTTCACGCCGTCGTTGTCGAACCACGTTTCCTGAGCCATCTCTGGGCCGCTCATGCCTTCCAGCATTGCGACTTCGATGGTGTCCACGGTGCTCGGCGAAGCGATCAGGTACCAGGCGTTGCCTTCGATACGCGGATCGACGATGAGCTGCATGGATGCCATGAACGGGTTCACTTCGCCCACGGTGTTCGGCATATACTGAGCCGAGAGGATCTGGCGGGCAGCGACTTCCTGATTCGGGCCGCAGACCAGGAATGCTGGCATGAGGTCGAGGTAGTCCTGACCGTCGAGTCCCTTCTGAACGCGCATCAGCTTGCGAGCTGCTGCGAGTCCTGCGACGTCGATAGCCGAGGCAGATGCCAAGTTACCGTGATCGGCGTGGAACAGCGCTTTTCCATCAGCCATCACCGGATTGCCGGTCAGCACGCCGTACACCAGCGAGCTCTCGAGACGAGCAGCAGCGGCTCCGAAAAGCTGCGGCAGACGGGCGAAAGCCTGGAGGTCGTCGTTCACGATCAGGGTATCGGTCAGCGTGACCATGCGGCCATGCTTAACGAGGTGAATCGTCTCAGCCTTTTCGCCGATGCTTTCGACCTGCACATAGTCAGCGCCCTCTGCGATCGGCAGGAGGTTCGGGAGTTCACCGAACGAGACGCGCTTCGCCGGCTTGTAGTCCGGGAGCGTGCCCATCGAGACGAACGGCTGGAAGGACTTAGGCTGGATAGCGTATGCCTGAAGCAGCGTCTTGGAGCCCACGTTCGCGAGCAGCTCCACGAAGTCGGAGGTCTGGAGAGCGCGGCGAGCGATCTGGTTACGGGTCATTCCGCGAACAGAACCGATGAAGTCCTCGGCGATACGGACCAGCGACATACCGACATATTCACGGCCCTTTTCTTCGAGCTTAAAGATGCCGGGGTTTGCGCGGTGCAGGAGGGCTGCGGTAGCAGCTTCCTTGCGAGTGTTCACTTCGTCCTGTGCTCCAGCTTCTACACGAGCCGTTGCGATCGTTTCTTTCGTCGAGATCATTTCGAGAATCCCTTTCCTTGCTTGTTCAACCGAAGCGCCACCTTCGATCAGGTTTCGTGCGATCTCGACACCGAGCTTCGCCTTGGCGACAATTTCAAAAATTTCCGCAGCGCGAGCGCGCTCCGTTGCAGCAGCTTCCGCACGAACGGCCTCTGCGTCCACCGAAGGAGCAGCGTCAAGTGCAGGAGCGGCAGCGACGGGAGCCTCGACTGCTTCTTCCGTTGCCGGGGTCTTTTCGACCACGGTTTCGGTCACAGCTTCGTTCGTCGGTTCCATATCCGTTCCTTCGATTTCGCAGGTGTTCTCCATCTCGGCCTCACGGAAGCCTGCACTCCCGTCAGCACCGACCGCGACTGCGGACAGCTCAAAAGGTTCCCATGCGGTCGCACGCATGACGGCCACACCGTCTGCATCTCCGACCTTTTCAAACTTGTTTACTCGGTAGCCGACCGAGACGTTTCGGATGATCCCGAGCGCGACATCTTTCCAGATGCCCTCGACCTCGGGGCGTTCGGAGAATCGCACGATCGCACGACCTTCCCCGCCCCGGACCCATGCCTTCTCGACCACGCCGAGCACGTCCGAGAGGGAGTTCTGGTTATGAGAGTTGAGGAACGGAGCGCCGCTGTTCAGGCGGGACAGGTCGATCGCACGCTCCGACACCTCGAGCTCTTCATAGAACTGGTCGCCCCAGCTTGAGCGAAGCACACGAGCCCCAGTCGTCCAGACGAGCTCAATCGTGCGAGCCTCAGCGTTTACTGACGAGGGCTGGAATTCTGCGGCGCGTGTCAGCGCTGTGATTTTTCGTTTCATGCGTTCCCTTCGTTCGGGGCAGATGGAGCAGGAGCGGATTCAGCAACAATGGTCTGCTGAAGGCTTCCCGACTTCATGATGCGCCTAGGGTCAGAGTCTAGGGTGATACCGAGTTTATCGAGGAGCGCGTCGTCCTGGGCGCGTTCGTTCAGCACCTCAACCGGATCGAAACCATTCTGGCGAATGACCTCGGAAAGAGTCGTGACCCCAGCGCGGATCGCGTTCACCTGTGCCGAGAGCTCCGAGTTCGGGTCGATCATCTCGCGTCGCGGAGGCGTCCAGACCGGGCTGACGCCTTGAATCGGGTAGCCCCCCAGGAACGCAGCCTCGACGAACCACTCCCAGACGCGATTGCAGAGCCTCGGGACGAGCATCCGCCACCGCCACGACTCGATGTTCCGCTGCATCTCGATCCAGCCCATGCGACCGGAGCTGAAGTTAGTCTGCGAAAGATCACCCGTCAGCGAAGCGTAGGAAATGCCGTAGCCGCTCGAAATCTTGTGAAGCACCTGCCGCGCGTATTCCGAGTAACCGTCCACACCCGGAGGCGTCGCAAACTTGATGTCCTTCCCAGGTGCTAAGTACTCGATGATTCCCGGTTCGATCTTATCGACGAGCGGGGGCACACCGGCACCTGGGTCAATCGGCATTTCGGAGTCATAGACGAACGCACAGAACGCTGCTGCGATCTTCTGGCGAATGAGCTGGGCGTCCTCGTACTCGTTGAAGTCCTTTAGCGTCAACATCACCGGTGCGCCCCAAGGAATTCCTCGGACCTGACCTGGACGCTCGACGCGGTAAAGGTGAATGATGTCCTCAGCGGGAAAGC